ATGTTTAGTGAGATACCTAACGATACGGATGGTAAAGCCTTTGTTGCACAACTAAAACAGTATCTGAATAAGGAATCTTACAAGATTAGGGTTCGTGGTCAGTATCTTGATGATAAGACTAAACAATCAGAAGGTTGGAAGCGTTACGAAATGGGTCAACCAATCGATAAATCAAAGTGTCTAAGGGTTTATGTAGACACCAAATAGGGAGAAACACGATGACTATATATAATGTAAAATTTGTTTTAGAAGTAGATAAAGTAAATGATGTGAGTACACACGAAGATGCATATTCTCGTCATTTGTCACCTGAGTATAAACAAAAGGAATTTGTTTTGAAGGAATTGGCAAATAGAATGTATCTGAATAAACAACAAACTGAAAATTTGCTTAACTACTTTTTAATTTCTACTGATGAAGGTGAAGACTTTGACATAGCACTAGAAGAAAGGTATTAACATGACTATCAATAAAAAAATGTCAATCATTGACAAATTGAATGAGCAACAAAAAGAAAGGTTGCTTACAGAAATTAATAACTTAAAAGATATCGTGAATGATGTACAAGATACATGTCCTATCGACTATCACAAGGTTATTAATCTTGGTGGCTTAGAATATTTTTTAGCTGAGATATTTAACTTAGAGTTACCTAAACATGACGATTGTCATCATACTAATAGGTGGCGAAACTATAAGATTAAGAAATCTTCTGGTAATGAATAAAAGTTGCTACTGAGTATAGGGGTGATGGGTATCTGTACAACACAATATCAGTTGACTTTATATTCAGTATAAACTATAACTATAATATAAAATTAAACAATGGAGAATGCTATGCCTTTAGATGGTATATTGGAAGACACTAAATTAATTAACATAAACAATGAGTTAGACTTTAAAGTTTCATTTGAGCCTACAAAGTTTAATAAAAAGAAGTATGTTATCAATGAAACTACAGGAGAATATATCGGTGTAGTGGGTAACAGTTTTAACTGTGCTTCACATCCTGACTTCTTCAAAGGTGTAGCTGATGTTATACAAGACAACAGAACTGCTGATGAATTAGAGGGTGCTACGGTAAAATCATTTTCGTCACGTAACAATGCATGGGGTATGGTTGATATCACACTACCTAATGTACGGTCACTAATCACGACAGACAAGCATCAGACAAGCTTACATGAGAGAATAATTGGATTACATGCAGTAGACGGTTCTTGTTCTAATCAAGTATTCTTTGGGCAGATAGATAGCTTCTGTACAAATGGTCAAGTTGGTGGTGAACATGATAAGATACGTAAGAAGAATACATCTAACTTCTGTATGGATAGGTTCATACAAGAACTTAAAGATGCTAGGCAAAACTTCTATGCTCAATCTGAAAACTTACAAAGGTGGGCAGAAACACCAATGCCTATATTAGTTAATGTTATAGACATACTAAAAGAGATTATCCCATCAGAAAGAAAAGCTGAGAAGATGGCTAGTCTTTACGCACAAGAAGCACAGACAAGAGGTGCTAATGTGTTCAGTCTGTACAGTGCATTCACTAACTACTCAAGCTATGCAGATGCACAGAATGGTTTCATACTAAGAGATACTGGTAACGATACCAAAGCTGAATCAATGTGGCAGAGAGAACATGAGGTATCTAAGTGGTTGTCTAGTCCTAAGTTCAAAGCACTAGTAGCAGCATAGGGAGTTCAATATGAAAAAGAAATTGCCACGATATTTACAGGAGCAGAAATATGGAAACGGTATGGTTTTTTACAGATATAATCCTACTGCTAGATATATTGATGAAGGCATTGTCACACGTACTAACTTAGGTTCTGATTTGTCAATAGCAAAAAGACAAGCTAATGAATTTAACAAATTGATTGATGCATTTTTGCAACAAGAATCTGCAATTGTGTCTGTACAAAACAATCCTACTGTACAAGGTTTAGCAAATGAATATTTATTATCTAGTGATTTCAATATGTTAGCAGATAAATCTAAACAAGATTATCAATACTTCATAAAAAATATGTTACTGACTAATGTTGATGGCAGACCTTTGTCAAGAATATATTTAAAAAATATGACGAGTTCTAAAGCAAAGAAAGCGTATGAAGTATGGCTAACTCGTGGCATTTCTATGGCTAATCATGTCTGCTCTGTATCAAGAAAGATGTACTCTTATGGAATGGAGATGGGTTATGTACAAAGTAATCCATTCTCTACTTTCAAATGTAGAACAACTAAAACTAGAAAAACTCTTTGGACAAGGGAACAAGTCAAACAATTTCTAGATTACGCCTATTCTAATTTTAAAACACGTAACTTAGGTTTAATTGTACAAATGGCTTATGAATGGTGTCAAAGAATTGGCGATATGAGATTGTTAAAGTTTGAATACATAGATTTTGACAATGGTATTTTACATCTAGAGCAATCAAAACGGAGAGCCACAGTACATCTTCCCATTAGTGATGAACTGCTATCTATGCTTGTACAGCAGAAAGAAGACTATGGATTCCAAGAATATGTTGCACCCACGCCAAATGCGATTAGAGGAGCATACAAGCCATATAGTCTTCATGGTATATCCAAGCTAGGAAGAAAGGCTATGTCCTCTGCAGGGTTGTCTAATGAGCTACGATTGGCAGACTTACGTAGGACAGGTACAACTGAGATGGTTGAAGCTGGTGTTTCTATGGGTCAAATAATGTCTGTTACAGGACATGCAAATCCCAATAGTGTGATGCCTTACATGAAAAATACTTACCTTAGTGCAAAAAAAGCATTGACAACACGTGAATCCGTTGTTATAAGCACAAGGCAAGTGCCGAACAGCTAACATATATATTAACATATATATGATACATATAAGTGATATATACATATGAATATAAAACAATATATAAATGATTTACATTTAACTGTAGGCGAGAGTAGACGAATGAATTGTCCTAACTGCAATAGTTACAATACATTTACTGTGACCAATAACATGGGTTCAGTCTTGTGGAACTGTTACAAGTTATCATGCAGTTTATCTGGTAGTTCTCGTGTTACAATGAGTGTAGATGATATTCGCACTGCAATGGACAGACAGATAGCTAATCAAAAAGATGAGACGTTTAGTTTTCCTGAACACATAGTACCTCATGGTAATCGTAAGGCAGTTACTATGTGGTGTGATGAGTGGAAATTATCTGCTGACCAACTTAACTTGTACTACGATGTCAAAGAGAATAGGGTTGTGTTTCCTGTCACTAGCAAAGGTAAGATTGTTGATGGTGTAGGTCGTGCATTAGGTAGAGTTAAACCTAAATGGAAACGATATGGAAAAAACACCTTGCCTTATTCTCATGGCTGTGGTAGAACTGCTGTTGTTGTTGAGGATTGTGTTAGTGCAGCTGTGGTTGCAAGCACAAAAATTGTTGGGGTTGCTGTGCTAGGAACATCTTTAGGTGAATCACATAAGCAATATCTTTCACAGTTCTCAACAGCAATAATTGCCTTAGACCCTGACGCATTAAAAAAGTCTTTACAGTTCACAAGAGAATTACGTACTTACGTGAAAGATGTAAAGGTACTGAAACTAACAGATGATTTAAAGTATGGTCATTCTGTTGATATGATAAACTTAATAAGCCTAACCCCAAAGGAGTAAAATATGGAGTTATCATTAATACGAAGTCTCATGGACAAGACGTTCTATGATGAACATAGGGGTGCTAAATGCCCTAATAGATTATTTAGCAAAGATGTTAGAAAGATAAAAGATGCTCTAGACAAAGCAATGGATACATATGAGAGGACTGTTACACCTGACGAGATTGAAGCCTTGTTCATGTCAAACAATCCGACCATGACCACTGCACAGAAACAAGCATACTCATCTTTATTTGGTGGCATCAAACGTGAACAACCAATGGGAGAAGACATTGCACAAGAAGTTCTTTCTAAGATGTTTCAACAAGTGGTGGGTGAGGATATTGCTAATCTTGGCTTTGACTATGTCAATGGTTCTCAATCTACACTTGAACCTCTTCGTCATATTTTGGAGCAGTATGGTGATGATTTTACTCCAAATCTAAATATAGAATGGGAAGACATAAGTATAGAGTCTTTGCTATCTAAGAATGATTTGGAAGCACGATGGAGTTTTGGGATACCGAGCCTTACAAGAGTTGTCGAAGGTGTAAATGCTGGACACTTGATTGA